ACGTCCTTGACTTCGACCGGGTTATGAGGTTTGCTCGGAGGATTACCAAACACCCCTATGACAGACCAGGATTTATCAATCCTAGTTCTATCACGAGGTGATGGTAAGAAACTCCGACTAATTTCTTTTGTATTCATACAAGAGGAATTCGTGTCGTGAAGGGAATCGGTATGGTGTGCATGCTCTAGGAGTTATTCCTTATGGATAACAATAAGAGCCTAGATCAGTATAAACTCATCGCTGCACTCTGTACCGACGTCTACACGTCATACGGAAGTGTAATCAACACTAAAAGCCTACGTTTAACCTTAAACAAAGTTAAGCGCAGGTTGGCATCTGAAGGTTCAAGTTTTCTAACGAAAACTTTGCCTCGTTTGGGCAAGGCCTTTGATAAGGCTCTTGCAGAAGAAACTCCTCTCGTCTGTACCCCATTAGGTTTTAAACCCTATAAAGGTACTCAACTTCCGAAATTATTCGGTGAGTTGTTCGAGAAAGTACTTCAACCAAACGGTGCAGTCCTTCAATGCCCGTGTGTCAACAGTATTAAGCACATACGACAGCTCCTCTACTTGTTTTACAAGTATGAGTTGCCTTATTCTGATGAACAAGAACAACAAGTTCTCGGAAAGTTCGAAAGAACTGAACGAGACCTCGAAACCATCTCAGCGCGGCTTCGCCACCTTGGCGATACTGTTGCTGAATACACTACTACCCGTCGTCGTTCCCCTTATTACGAAAATCGTAAGTGGGTCAAGACGACGGAACAAGTAGTTCGAGAAGCAAGGAACATCCTTTCAGATGTCTTTGCTTTCTTTGACCCGAAAGACGTCATCCCGAGGCACGGGCCTGGAGCGGTTGCTACCAAGCAACAACTCTGGACCAAGTATCTCTGGACGAACGTCTCGGCGAAGATCACTCGTGTATACCCTCTCGACGCATACTTTTATGCTTCGAAGGGTCACATCTGTGACCGTATTGATTCGTTTGCACGGATCAATCAGGAAGACCTTCCAGCACGTGTTATTCTCGTGCCGAAGGATTCTCGAGGGCCTCGACTAATCTCATGTGAACCCGTTGATTATCAATGGGTCCAACAAGGATTGGGCGCAGCCCTGGTTCAGTTATTAGAACATCATCCACTAACAAAGTGGTCGGTGTTCTTCACAGATCAAGCACCCAACCGCTGGGGAGCCCTCTTGGGTTCCTCGACGGGCAAGTACGCGACCCTTGACCTCAATGAGGCCAGTGATCGTGTTTCACTTGAGCTGGTTCGCCTACTGTTTCCTC